GTCCCATTGGCGCGAACCATCTCGCCACGAACTCCACCCTCGATGGCCTGAGCCTCTGCGCCTGGAAGGGCAAGGCTACGCGCCTCGGCTCCGGACACTTCAGCGGCGGCACCAACGGCGCGCTCGGCGGCATCTGCCGCGCGCATCTTGGCATCATGGTCCGACTCAAGTCGGTCATAAGCCTGAGAATCTTCGGCGGTAAGGCCCTCTGGATTCTCGGTCAGGATGCTACGCATTTCCGCAAAGTGGCCCTTGGCCTCATCGCGGAGGTTCTGAATCTCATCATGGTTTGCCATGTGATGATTCCTTTCTGTTTTGTTTGATAGGTGAACTACTGCTTGTGCAGGCGTTCTCTGAGGCGGAGTTCCCGTTCACGTTTTGCGCGTGAGCGTTCCGCTTCTTCCCGTCGCCGAGCCTCATCAACGGCCTGTTCACTCGGCTCCGCGGCGGCGGCCTGAGTGTCTTGCTCCGTTGAGCGGTTGGAAGTCTGTGCCACGCCTGCCGTTGCATCAAGGTAGGCGGGATACGTCACAACGCTGCAGTCCATGAGGGACGTGACGTTGGTAATGGTCCGGATGAGTCCACCGGACGTTGGATCTTCTTCCCAAGTCTGATCTTCTTTTCCAACGCGGAAGGCAAAACTTGACTGAGTGAGGTCCCCTCTTTCAAGGAGAACGCGGAGGTCATTGCCATACGTTGTGGCCGGAACATCCACCGTGTATTTCAACCCGCGGGGGGTTTCCTCCAGGCGGAGGGTTCCGTTGACTGTCCGGCCAAGAAGAAGGTTGGGATCATGGTTGATGAGCGCCCTGCAGTCGAGGGCGGCGTCCTTGATGACGCGCTTGAAACTTCCACGCTTCAAGACTTCCCGGAATCCGCCAAGGTCTTGGGAGGGTGAGTCAAAGACGGCGGCGAGTCCTTCAAGTTGCCAAGTGCCATCCGCGTTGGAACGGATCTCCACATTGGCCGGGGCGGTCCTTTGCTCGATCACATCAGCGGGCGCGCCGCGCAACTCTGTGACAAGGCCTGGAGTTTCCCTCAAGTCTCTTTCACTCACAACGCGCAACCCGCGCCCGTAAGCGGTTGGGGACAGTTCATCCCCATCCTCAACTTCCGTGGCCTCTGGAGGGCTTACAGGGGCCGTGACGGGCTTCTCCGCGGCGTTACTGACGGACCGCTTGAGTTGCCAAGCATGTTTTTTGTGTGCGTCAATGCGGTCGGCGAGGAAATTGGCGAGACCCTGTTCCTCTGAGTCAGAGGCGCAATCAAACGCTTCTTCAAGGCTGACAAGAACCGCATCATTGAGCGCGCGGAGATCCTCGGCCAAGACTTGCGGGTCATCGGAGTCCAGGGGGGCGGGTGTAACGGTCCGGCGGCTGACCATTTCCTCAAGTGTTGAGGGTGCATCCGTGTCAAGTTTGAGGAGTTGTTCCGCCATTGGGTCAACTGCCCCATAAATCTCTCCGGCAATCGAGCCAAATAGTTCATGGTATGCGCCAAACGCTGGCCCCTTCACGTTCCAATGCGCACCGTGGGCGCGCAGGTAAAGGGTGAAAGTGTCCCCGAGGGTCTCAATGAGTTCCTCGACAATGTCGGAGCGTGTGACGGTTGGCTCCGGGGTGCCTTCCATAGGCTCAAGTTCCGTAATGTCGGCCATGAGGCCCTCCTTCAATTGGGTTGGATTGGACGGTTGACCGGGGGTCAAGCGTTGCCGGAAGTCAATGACTCCGGCGCGTTTGGATCGGCGGGTTCCGCCTGGACTGCAGCGGTGGGGACTTCCCCTTCAACGCTTGGATCTCCAAGCGGGTTGAGATCCAAGTTCATGCGGACTTCATCCACGGTGAGAATTCCGTTTTGGAGAAGGAGAACATCCGTTTCCGCTGTTCCCCTGCGGTCCCCACGGGAAATGGGTGAAGTGTCGAACTTGCAAAAGTAGTTAGCACCGAGGCCCATAGAACTGAAAACATCGGGGTCCCGGAGGAGCGTGTTTTCAATCCTCACAAGCCAACGCCGGAGGGTCCACTTGATGAGATCGGCACTCTCCCACTCTGCAGAGGAGTAAACAAAGGAATCCTTGATGTTGGCCATCATCAAACGGGGTGGAATTCGGAACAACTGTGCAATCTTGAGATCCCCAAGTTGAAGGGTCTCAATGAGTTGCGCGTCCTCGGATGGCATGGACATGGCTTGGAACTCTGCGCCTTCTTCAAGGACGGCAACGCGCGCGGCGTTGGAAAGTCCCTGATGGGAAGCGTTCCATTGTGCGCGGAGTCTTTCAGCGCCCTCCGCGGTCAAGCGGTTGGGGTGTTTGATGATGCCCGAGGGGCGCGCACTATTGGCCCAAAACCGTCCTGAGTATTCCTCAACGGCTTGATGGATGCCAAGCGTTTGGCGCGCTTGTTGGATTGGTGAGAGGCCCACAAGGCCGTCAAAAGACAACCCTCGAAAGTGAATGATTGTGTCACCGTGGAAGGGGCCGCGCCCGTCAACGTAATACTCCGGATGTCCGGTCTGCGGGTTGCGGCCAATGCGCATCCGTGACGGACTGATGGGCCAAAGGTTCTTCAACGCTCCGGTGGTGTCATCCTTCTCCTTGAGGGCGAAAGAGTTGCCCCACAAAAGTAACGCCGCCGTAATTGCCTCGAAGAATTCGTCCGCGCTCATCAACTCATTTGGCTGACCGGAGAGGAACCTGGCCGCCCGATGGTTTGGGGCGAGTTCCTTGCCACCGTCGGGAAGGTGTCTGTAGACGCGCAGGGGCAGAGATCCCACGGCGCTGGCAATAAGGTTCACGGCGCTGAACACGCCAATCAACCGCAAGGACTTCTCAACCGTTACAGGGTTACCCGTATAAGTTGGCTCCAGCATGAGCGCGTCCCGGAGCATGTCATTGACCGCCGGGTCACTCATTGAGATCCCCGCCGTGTTGCGCCGCGCGATGCGGTCAAGTAGTCCCATTGGGTCCTTTCAAGAAGTTACAGAATCAAAAGTTCACGGTCGTCATAGATGCTCCCGGCCTTGGCGCATTCGTCATAGGCCATGAGGAGTGCCACAAGCGCGTCAATTGGGTTGGAAACCTTACGCTTGGTAAGGCGTGATTGACCGCGTTCATTGGTTGTGGTTTTGCCCGCTGCTACATGGGCGGCAAATACGGGGTCACCATCATGGTGAATCCGCGCGCTGCAAATCCCGTCGTAGAGGCGTTCTGTGGCCGGGGCGGTTCTCGCCCAACCCATGTCAAACCTGATGACCTCAAGTTGAAGGCTGTCATAGAGGTAGTTCCCCGTTTCCTCAAGCCTCCAAGGATCGAGGGCAATGCGTTCAATGTTGAACTTGAGCGCGCAGTCCTGAATGAACGTCCGGATGACGTTGATGTCAAACGTGAGGTTTTTGTCCTCCGGCGGGTCCCATACCTTGGCGACCGCATCGAAGTGATAAACGCCATCCTCGGTTTGCCTGCGCCTGCAGATTACAACGCTGGAACGGTCACGCTTGAGGCCAAGGTCCACTCCAAGTGTGATGCGCGCACCATCCTCAATGGGTTGGAACCCGTCGCGGCAGGCGTCCCAAGATCCTTGCGGAATCCAAAAGTCCTCCGCCTCACTCCAAGCATTGACTGCAAACCGTTGGAACTCTGAAAGTCGGAGGGAAGGTTTGTCTCGCTGTTTCTGCAACACCTCACGGGTGACCCAAGACGCGGGGTTTGACTTCTCCCACACAATCGGATCATCCAACTCAACCGAATAGCGTCCATCGGAGTCCATTGGTGGCCCGTAAAGCCACCACAGGAACCCGGCCTCCAAGTCTCGGACAATGGTAAGGAATCCATCATTGCGGGTTTCTCTCAACTCATCCGGCTTGGCATACGCGGCGCGGTGAAGGTCCCCAAGTGGAGACTCCTTCTCATGCCCCACGGTGCTGATGATGATTGTGAGAGGTTGTTCCCGCGCGCTAGTTCCCGACTCAAACGCCTCAAGGAGTTCCATACTCTTGGCCGCCCATAGTTCATCCAAAACGGCGGTGGAGGGGTTGGTTCCATGCTGGAGTTTTGCGTCCGCGCTGACGACACGGGCAAGGCCCAAGCAATCAGGGGCCTCCAGGTGCGCGCGCATTGGAGTAATCCAATCCATCAACGGGCCTGTCTGAACAATGTCCTTCATTTGGCGAAAGACCGCCCCGGCCTGTTCCTTAGAGTTGGCGGCCAAGTAGACCTCCGGACTCATCTCCCCATCAGCGCAAAGCATATAGAGGGCAAGTCCAGCGGCCAACGTTGACTTTCCGTTTTTGCGCGGCAAGAGAAGAAGGCTGGAGGCGTAACACCGTTTCCCATCCGAGTCCAGGCGGAACAACTCATTCACGTATTCCCGCTGCCACGGCTCAAGAACTAGCGGTTTCCCCGCGAACTGCGTTCCCTTTGTATGTCGGCAATAAGTCTCAAGCCAAGATGCAACCCTTGGACCATCAGTCGAAAAATCAGGCTTGACAACCTTTGCCTTGCGAGGCGCGGCCACCTAACCCTTCCCACCGGAGACAATGCGCAAACCCTTCTCCCCCACACGGTCATTCATCTCCGCAACCATTGACTTCTTAGCACTCACCTGGAGGCCAAGACGCGCCCGCGCACTCGGACCAATCCCAAGATGATCGAGCAATTGCCGGATCTCCTTGGACTGTTCCGATGCGATCCGATACCACGGGGAAGTTGTCAAGTTGCCCTTTTGGCCCTCGGCAATCATGCCCTCTTTATTAGTCATCTCAACCGCATGGCGGTACATCGCAATCGTATTCGCGGCAGTTTCCACAAGTGGCCAATCCGCCCCATCCAAAATGTTTGCCGCCTGCATGTCCGTAACCAATTGCTTCCAAGCGGTCTTAGCGCGCGGAGACAAATAGGCGGGCATCCGCGGAACCTTGCGACCTGCCACAACGGTCACCGCTTCAACCCTTCTTCTCCCCGGATTACCCTGAGCAATCTTCACTTCCGTTGGCTTTGCCTTACGTCCTTTCACCTTCGGCCTCCATTCACGGGGAGTTCATCCCCCCCTTTTTGTGAGCGTCCCCCGTTTGGACCCCCGGCTTTTCCACTTTCAGTTTCGCGCGCGCTTTTCTTCTTCTGGCGTCAGGGTTGTGGGTCTCCGCCCTGAAAAAACCCGGTGGTTGCGTGGTGGCGTCCATGACATGAGGCGCACAGGACTTGGAGGTTGGATACCTCATTGGTTCCGCCCTCGGCGTGTGGTGTGACGTGGTGGACGTGTAGCGCGGGGCCTGTGCTGCCACACGTTGCGCAACGGTGGTCCGCTAGGCGTAGGGCTTGTGCGCGTGCGCGCTTCCACTCCCCGGTGTAGTAGATGCGGCTGTTCCTTCCCCTGCGTGCTGCATCTTCTCTCATGCGTGGGCGGGCGCACTCGGCGCACCTGCCTCCCCTGCCGCTTGGGATGATGCGGCCACACTCAAGGCATGAGGTGTTCACTAGGTCAGTTCAATCCACGGGTGGTTGGCTGCCGCGCTGGCAACTGAACCGGGTGTGCCTGTCATAACCGCTTGGAAAGTAGTTGAGGGAACCGCGTAAATACTCATAGGGAGTCCTTATAAGTGGAAGTCATCAAGTGCCAACCAATTCAAGCCACGGACAGAAGAACACCGCATTGGCTCCGTTCGGCGTGAGGTTGGCCGTTGTTGTCGTTGGAGCGCCGCCAACGTAACTGCTTAATGATTGGCTGATACTAAGTTGCTTAGCCTTCACTGCGCCCGTGGCTTTAATTGTAAGACTTGTTCCAACAAATGAGGTTCCCAAGTTAGCGCCGCGATACGAGGCCATCGTCGGGGAACCCGTCGCATAGACGAGGAATCCAAGTAGGTACTCGTCTCCAATGTTGAGACTAATGTTGCTGCCGCTAACAAGACTGCCGCCCGCAATAGTGGTCAGTGCTACGTCCTGAACCGTGGTTGATACTGCGCCTGAAGTGACAAGGTTGCCGCTGTAGGCTTGTAGTGCGCCGCTTACGTTCCATACGCAAGCGCGAACGTCAGTCATTCCCGCGCCTGTGGTTGCGAAACCAACTCTGATTTTGTCAAACGTGTCCGTTGCGAGTGAAGCACCATACGCCGCGTAGCCCCATTGGTTTACAAGTGCGGTGCTGCCGTTTGCACCAAAATACCTATGCATGGTGCCTGCGTTACTGCTTCGCGTGTTCCAAAGCATTTGCGTGAAACCGTCAGCAACCTTGTTGGTGCTACTAATTGCTGTGCCTGAAACTGTCGTTGCCGCGCTGACAATCTTGGCCGACGAGGATGGAGCAACGCCCGAGGTTGTGGCAGCCGAGTCAAACCC